TAAATCGGTTTTCTTGGACGCATCAGGAACACCAGTAGGAGCAGCGTCGGCTGGCTTTGCATTAGCAATGGCGGTGGCGTTATAAAGGAATAAATTATGGCACAAGATTTTAGAAACAATTTACAAAGAAACGTTGGTACATCACCAGTCACTTTAATTACTGCTGGAGACTTTGATGCTGTTATAGGTATCAGAATCTGTAATGTAACAACTTCCACTGTTTTGGCTAGTTGTCAGATTGTAAATGGCGGAAACGATCACTTTATCGCAAAGAATGTGAGTGTTCCACCAAACTCTGCAATCGAACTAATCCAAGGTGGTGCAAAAATTGTTTTAGCAAATGGTGATGTACTTAAAGCACAAAGCGATACAGCTTCGTCTTTAGATATTGTTACATCATTTATTGATACAATTAGTTCGTAGGAGGAATTATGACGGCAGTAGTAAATGGAATCCAATATATCGGAGGCAGCACAGCCCCTGATGAATTTATAAAAAATCAAGCAGCTACCATGGATGGTACACAAACTGTTGAGAACGGTGTTCTTGCAGGACCTATTACTATACCTGGTACAATAACGGTAACAGGGACTTTAGTAATAGTTTAATGTCAAAGATAGAAGTAAATAAAATAGGACCACAATGCGGAACCACTTTGACAGTAGGTTGTGGTGCAGGTCAAACAGTAAATGTAGATGCAAACACAGTAACTATAGGTAGATGTGGTGGAACTGTAGCTTTAGCTAGTGGTGCTAGTCAGACAGGTTTTGGTAGAACAGGAACAGTAGACTGGCAAGTTAGTAGTATTAAAACAACTACATTTACAGCTGCAAATGGCGAAGGTTATTTTGTTGATACATCATCAGGTTCGGTAACAGCTAATTTACCAGCAGGAACTGCTGGAGCAATAGTTGCTGTAGCAGATTATGCAAATACTGCAGATACAAATAAAATTACGATATCACCAAATGGTTCTAATAAAATTCAAGGTATAGCAAGAGATTTTGAAATTACTACAGAAGGAGGATCTGTTACTTTAGTTTTTGTAGATAGTGTTCAAGGATGGCGACCCACAGATGCATCAACTGCAGCAGCAATAACAGAAAATGCTGTTTTTATATCAGCAACGGGTGGTACGGTTACAACTTGTGGAGATTTTAAAATTCATACATTTACAGGGCCTGGTACTTTTTGTATTTCAGCAGGTGCAGGGCCAGTAGCAAACTTAGATTATGTAGTAGTAGCTGGAGGAGGTGGAGGAGGTGGCTCTACTAGCCCTGGTGGTGGAGGTGCTGGAGGAGGCGCTGGTGGTTACAGAGAATCACATTGCGCTTCAACATCAGGATCTTATACTGCGAGTCCTTTAGCAACACCTTCGTCTTTACCAGTTTCACCAGGAGCAATACCTGTTACTGTGGGTGGAGGTGGAACAGGAAAAGGCCCAGGCGCTTTTGTAAATGGCTTTGGTTCAAACTCTATTTTTAGTACAATAACATCTACAGGTGGTGGTGATGGTGGAATGAATAATAGTCCTGGACAAACTAGGGCATCACCAACTACAACATCAGATGGTGCTAGTTCAAATAGTACATTTGTTGGTGGTGCTGGTGGATCTGGAGGTGGAGGTGGATTCTTTAATTATTTAGGAGGTGCAGGAAATACACCCCCTGTTACTCCATCACAAGGAAATAATGGTGGACAAGGTTCTGCAGCGCCTAAATATTCTGGTGCTGGAGGTGGTGGTGCAGGAGCAGTTGGTTCTAATGCTAGTCCAAGTGCTGGAGGTAATGGAGGTGCTGGTACAACATCAAATATTACTGGATCACCGGTAACAAGAGCTGGAGGAGGAGGTGGTTCTTCTACGAATAGCACTGATGGTTCAGGAGGTTCAGGCGGAGGTGGCTCTGGAACTTCTCCTGGTGGCACAGGAGGTGCAGGAACAGCTAACACTGGTGGTGGCGGAGGTGCTGGTGGATCACCAGGAAATGCTACAGGTGGAGCAGGTGGTCCAGGAGTAGTAATAGTAAGGTATAAATTTCAATAATTATGACAAGTAAAATTAAAGTAGATAATGTAAATAAAGTTTCAGATGATTCAAACATCATCAAAAAATGTGGAACAACCACTACAATAGGATCAGGAGCAAGTAATCCTATTGTCATAGATGGATCTGCAATTACAATTGGTAGATGTGGTGGTACTGTAGCTCTTGCATCAGGTGCAACACAAACAGGTTTTGGTAGAACTGGTGCTGTGGATTGGCAGACATCAATTAAAACAGGAGATTTTACAGCAGCAAATGGAGAGGGTTATTTTATAGATACTTCATCTGGACAAATAACAGTCACATTACCTTCTTCGCCAAGCGCTGGGAATATTGTGGCTTTTAAGGATTACGCAAATACATTTGATACAAATAAAGTCACATTAAATAGAAATGGATCTAATATTGAAGGTATAGCTCAAAATTTTACAATAGAAACAGAGGGACAAGCAGTTACTTTAGTTTTCGCAGATTCAACTAAAGGATGGTTGCCAGTAGCACAAGCAAAAACTGGTGACTTAGATCCACCAGCCCTTTTTACTACGGCCACTGGTGGAACAATAACAACATCAGGAGATTTTAAAATTCACACATTTACAGGTCCTGGAACATTTTGTGTTTCAACACTTGGAAATGGACCAACAAATCCTAATGGTGGACCAAATACAGTTTCTTATTTAGTATTAGCAGGCGGAGGAGGTTCACAAAATGCACCTGCTGCCTGTGGTGCAGCTGCTGGTGGTGGTGCTGGTGGATTTAGAGAGGGAAGAGATATTACCCCCTCTTATACTGCTTCACCTTTAGTGGCACCTGCTGGTTTAACAATTAGTGCATCACCTTTTCCTATAACTGTAGGAGGTGCGGGTGCAACTGGTGGAGGTAATCAACCTAATACTTCCAATAATGGTTCAAATTCAATTTTTTCAAGTATCACTTCTGCTGGTGGTGGAACAGGTTCAGGATACAATCAAGCTGGTGGAGCAGGAGGATCAGGTGGTGGTGGATCAAGTAATGGTGGAGCCGGCGGAGCAGGAAATACACCTTCAGTAAGTCCATCTCAGGGAAATAATGGTGGTAATGGAAGTCCAGGCTCACCTGCATGGGCAGGCGGAGGTGGTGGTGGTGCCGGAGGCAATGGTGGAAATAGTCCAGGTAATACTGGAGGTCCAGCAGGCTCGGGAGTTACTACAAACATTACAGCTTCACCGGTTGGTTATGCTGGTGGTGGTAATGGAAGAGGAGACTCAGGTTGTGGTTCTTCTCAAACACCTTTTGGTGGAGCATCTCCTAGCGCAGATGCTGCTGCAAATAGAGGAGGTGGTGGTACAAGAACTAGAGGTGCGGGAAGTGGAGTTGTTGTTATTAGGTATAAATTTCAATAGGTAAAAATTATGAGTGAAATAAAAGTAAATAAAATTAGTCCAAGATCGGGAACAACAGTTACCCTAGGAGATAGTGGCGATACGTTCACAATTCCTAGTGGTGCAACAATTAATAACCAAGGTACAGCGACAAACTTTGGTGCATCAGGTGCCGTTAATTGGCAGACAGGAAGTATTAAAACAGGAGATTTTACAGCAGCAAATGGTGAAGGATATTTCGTGGACACAAGTAGTGGTGCAGTGACAATGACACTTCCTAGTTCTCCTTCTGCTGGAGATATAGTAGGTGTAAAAGATTATGCATTAAGTTTTGATACAAACGCTTTAACAATTAACAGAAATGGTGAACCCATAAATGGTTTTAATGCTCTTAACCCAACAGTGGGTGATGAGGGAGCTTCTATAATTCTAGTTTATGTGGATGGGACTAAAGGTTGGATTCCGACAGTTGATGACACTAGTAGTTTAAAAGGTGGAACAGATTATATGGCAGCGACAGGTGGAACGGAAACAGAATGTGGTAATTTTAAAATTCATAGTTTTACGGGACCTGGAACTTTTACAGTTCAACAAGTAGGGCCTTTATCAAATGGAAAAGTAGATTATCAAATTGTAGCTGGTGGAGGATCAGGTGGTGCAAGACCAGGTACGTCAGATAACCCAGGAGGTGGGGGTGGTGGAGGATTTAGAGAATCCAAATGTGCTACAACATCAGGAACTTGGACAGCTTCACCTTTAGCTAATCCAACTAGTCAACCAGTAAGTGCTTCTCCAGGAACTTATCCAATTGTTGTTGGTGCAGGAGGTGCAGGAGTATCTCCTTGTGGGACTACTAACCCAGGAAATGCTTCATCCGCTTTCGGTTTAACTTCTGCTGGAGGAGGTGGTGGTGGAAATTATGATAGTTGTGGTTCAGTAAGATCAAAATCAGGAGGATCTGGGGGTGGTGCTAGAGGTGGTGGTTCAACAGGTAATGCTGGTGGAGCAGGTAATACTCCTCCAGTAAGTCCGCCTCAAGGACAACCAGGTGGTGGTAACTCTCCAAGTTCACCCGATCAAGGTGGTGGCGGAGGTGGAGGAGCCACTGAAGCCGGAGTAACAGGAAGTCCAGGGCCAAATGGTGGTGGAAGAGGTGGTGCAGGTGCTACAAGTGGTATTACAGGATCACCTGTTTCAAGATCAGGTGGTGGAGGTTCAGTCTGTGGGGCTGCAAGCCCTGATGGATCAGGAACTGCTGGAAATAGAACAGGAAATACAAGTAATGCTGCAGATAACAGAGGGGGTGGATCAGGAAGTGCGATGAGTGGAAACAATTCTGGAAATGGCGGTTCTGGTATAGTAATAATAAGGTATAGATTTCAATAGTTGAATGGTAATTAAAATTAATATATAAGGAGAAACATTATGGCACATTTTGCAAAACTAGGAGCTAACGGAAAAGTTATTCAAGTGTTAACTATGGATAACGATAAAATGTTAAACGCTGATGGTGTTGAGGATGAAGCAGTAGGTCAACAATATTTAGAAACACACAATAATTGGCCTGCACAAATGTGGATTCAAACTTCATACAACACTATGAATAATAAACATAACTCTGGTGATAACTCAAAAGCATTTAGAGGAAACTATGCAGGTATAGGATATGAGTGGGACGAAGATAATAATATTTTCTGGCCTAAAAAACCTTACGCATCTTGGTTAAAAAATACAACTGATGCTAGATGGCAATCACCAATCGGTGATGCTCCTGCATTAACAGCAGAACAAGAATCACAAAATGAAGCTAACACTCATTTGTGGCATTATAAGTGGAATGAAGAAGGCCAGTCTTGGGACTTGACAGACGAAAAGGCGTAAATTACAAAGGTATGTGGTATGCAAAAGAAAGTATTATCTGAACAAGCTTTATATTACGGTGATGTAGCAATGCCTAAAAATTGGGACATTGATCGAGATAAGTTATTAGACGATATTTTACAATCAAAAATTAAAAACAAAGATTTTCCATTCTCACGAACTTGGGATATGTTGAATACCTATGTGCGAGATCATATTAATCCCGAGTATGGTATCAATTTAATTAATAAAAAAACGTGGGGTAACATCTATAAACCTGGGGAAACTTCAATCCCTTTATTAAATATAGATCCTGTGGATTTGCGGAACTCTCCTGACTTTACATTACTATATGGTGTTAAAGTTAAAAATTGTAATGTTCGAATACATTACGAAGACAATAGACGTAAAGGAAGATCTTGGGATATACCGTTAGAAAATAATAAATTTATAATGTTTCCATCAACAAATATGTATTACTTAACTAATAATCAAAAGGATAGTTTAAATTTTGTACAGACAATAACATATGAATATATCTAATTATTATTGGTATTTTAGTGGTGCATTAACACCTAAATTTTGTGATGACGTAATACAATATGCATTACAACAAAAAGAAGTTATGGCTAGAACAGGTGACTATGGTGATAGAAAATTAAAAAAAGAAGAAGTATTAGATTTAAAAAGGAAACGAAACTCTGATTTAGTGTGGCTTAACGATACTTGGATATATAAAGAATTACACCCATTTGTACACGAAGCAAATAAAAACGCTGGTTGGAATTTTGATTGGGAAAGATCAGAGTCTTGTCAATTTACAAAATATAAATTAAATCAATATTACGATTGGCATTGTGATAGTTGGGATAAACCTTATGATAGAAAAGATCCTAATCATCCTGAGCACGGCAGAATTAGAAAACTATCTATGACTTGTCAATTAACAGATGGTTCAGAATATAGAGGTGGTGAATTAGAATTTGATTTTAGAAACTATGACCCTCATATGCGAGATGAGTCGAAACATAGAATACAGTGTAAAGAGATATTACCTAAAGGATCTATTATTGTATTTCCTTCATTTGTGTGGCATAGAGTTAAACCAGTAATATCAGGCACAAGATATAGTCTTGTCGTATGGCATTTAGGGAGGCCTTTTAGATAATGTTTATAAATAGTTATTTTCCAACTGTAATATGGAATGAAGAAAAACCAGAATTTGTAAAATCACTAAATAAAGCGAGTAACAAATATATTGCTGATGCTCGTAAAAGAGAAAAAGAATATATAAAAAAGTTTGGTGACTTTGGAAGATCATATCATTCAACACCACTTACACTTGACAATGATTTTTTAGATTTTAGAAATTACATTGGTCAAAAATCTTGGGAGTATTTAGATCACCAAGGTTATGACATGTCTAAATATAAAACTATGTTTTCTGAATTATGGGTACAAGAATTCGCTAAAAAAGGTGGTGGACATCACTCTGCTCATATACATTGGAATCAACATGTATCAGGATTTTATTTTTTAAAATGTAGTGATAAAACATCATATCCAATTTTTCACGAACCAAAAACTGGCGCAAGAACAACCAAACTACACATGAAACCAGATATAAAAGGTGTGTGGCCTGGTCACGAACAATTTCATTTACGTCCAAAACCAGGAACATTAATTATATTTCCTGGATATTTAGAACACGAATATGCAGTGGATCATGGTAAAGAGCCATTTAGATTTATACATTGGAACATACAAGCAGTACCAAAAGAAATGGCTAAAGATGTTTAAAAAGAAAAAGTATACAGTTATTCGTCAAGCAATATCAAAAGATCTTGCAACATTTGTTGCTAATTATTTTAGAATGCAAAAACAAGTTTATGATACTTGTAGACAAGCTAGATACTTTTCACCATTTGAAACTATCATAGGATATTATGAAAGTGAGAATGAACAAATACCAAATACATATTCTCAATATGCTAACATGGCTATGGAAACTTTATTACTTAAATGTCAACCAGGTATGGAAAAAGCAACAGGATTAAAATTGTATCCTGCATACACTTACGCAAGAATTTATAAAAAAGGTGATGAATTAAAAAGACACAAAGATAGATTTAGTTGCGAGATATCTACAACTATGAATTTAGGTGGCGATGATTGGCCTATATATTTAGAGCCATCAGGAGAGGTCGGTAAAAAAGGTGTTAGAGTAGATTTAAAACCAGGAGACATGTTAGTTTATTCTGGCTGTGAGCTAGAACATTGGAGAGAAAAATTCAAAGGCAAAGAATGCGTACAAGTTTTTCTGCATTATAACAATCGTAAGACCCCAGGAGCAAAGAATAATATGTTCGA